TCGGGGAAGACAGAGATCACGTCAACGCAGGACGATAAAGCCATATTCAAGGCTTATCTTTCCACCGCTGTTGACAGCGTAACAAGGCTCGCGGACTTTGTGAACGAGCATAATGACAGCGACAATTACGGACTTTTCACACAGAAAGCAAGACAGCTTGCGGATATAATCAATTCAAAACTGGAGGTATAAAAATGAAACTTTATGAGCTTACAAACGATTTTCAGAGGCTTTTTGAAAGCCTTGAGGATATGACGGAAAATGCCGAGCTTACGGTAGAGGAAAAGGCTGAGGCTGAAAAGGTGTGGTTTGATACCCTTGAATGCGTCGAGGCTGAATTTACAGACAAGGCGGAGAACGTTGCGGCTTATGTTAAGGTGCTGGGCAGCGAGGCGAAAATGCTTGAAGCAGAGGAGAAAGCCCTCAAAGCAAGACGTGAGCAGAAAATCAAGCAGGCAGAGAGCCTTAAAGCTTATCTTATGAACAGTATGCAGAGGGTCAACCTTAACAAAATAGAGGGCGTTATGGCTAAGATAAGCATTACAAAGGGCAGGGAAAGCACCGAGATAACAGACCCGAAGGCCTTTGTGGAGTGGGCAAAGGTCAATGATGACAGCCTGCTGAAATACAAAGATCCTGACATAAGCAAGACGGCTGTCAAGGCGGCTATCGAAGCAGGCAGGAAGATACCATATGCGGCTGTTGTCCGCAGACCGGGACTGACCATAAGATAAGGAGGAAAAGAGAATGGGACTTGCGATACTTGTATTAGGCTTTTCAGGAAGCGGCAAATCTGCTTCCCTGAGAAATTTCAAAGAGGACGAGCTTGCTCTTGTGAACGTGAACGGAAAACAGCTTCCGTTCCGCACACAGTTTAAGTCAACGATACATACCGACAATTACGGTGAGATAGAACGCTTTATGAAAGCTCAGACGGCAAAGTCCATAGCCGTTGACGATAGTCAGTATCTTATGGTGAACGAGTTTATGCGCCGTGCAAAGGAAACGGGCTATCAGAAGTTCACTGACATAGCAAAGAATTTCTGGGAGCTTGTGAGAAGCGTTGAAATGCTTTCGGAGGACGTTATCGTGTATTTTCTCAATCACCTTGATACAGGCGAGGACGGCAGGCAGAAAGCTAAAACTATCGGCAAGCTGCTTGATGAGAAGATAACTGTCGAGGGTATGTTCACAACTGTTCTTAAAACTGTTGTGGTTGACGGCAAGTATCTTTTCGCAACTCAGACGGACGGCACTGACACCTGCAAAAGTCCTATTGGGCTGTTCGACAGTATGTACATAAGCAACGATCTGAAACTTGTTGATGAAGCGCTGAGAACATACTATCATCTTGCAGACGAACATATCTGCTCAGAGTGCGGAAAGACGATAATGTCAGACGGCAAGCGCACAGTTCAGCAGATAATAGACGGCTCGATGAAGAATTACGGCAAACAGCTTTGCATGAAGTGCGTTCTGAAAAGGGTAAAGGCGGCGAAGTCCAATGAAACTGCGAACGTATCAGAATGAGCTGGTGGAACAGGTAAGAAAGGCTTGGCGTGCAGGGTATAAAGCACCCTGCATAGTCCTGCCCTGCGGTGGAGGAAAGTCCTGCATTGTGGCTGAAATGGCTAGGCGGACGACCTTTAACGGCAAGAGAGTGCTTTTTCTCGTCCACAGACGTGAGCTTGTGGAGCAGATAAAAAAGACCTTTATTCGCTGGGGCGTTGATATGAAACTTTGCGAGGTGGGTATGGTGCAGACTATTACAAGACGGCTTAAAAAGCTTGCCAGACCTGCACTTATCATAACTGACGAAAATCATCACAGCCTTGCTCAGTCCTACAAACGCATATACGAATACTTTTCGGACGTGCCGAGAGTGGGCGTTACTGCGACTCCTGTTCGCCTTAATGGCGACGGGCTTGGTGACGTGAACGACAAGCTTATCATTGGCGTATCCGCAAAATGGCTTATTGATAACAACTGTCTTGCACCTTATGACTACTATGCTCCTGACGTTGCCGACCTTACAGGACTTCACGTTTCTCACGGAGAATATATGGCGGCTGAGATAGAAAAAGCTATGGTAAAAAATACTGTTTTTGGCGACGTCATAAAGTATTACAAACAGCTTGCTTTGGGCAAAAAGGCGGTCTGCTACTGTGCTTCCGTCAGACATTCTCAGCGAACGGCAGATGTATTTAACGGCAACGGCATAAAGGCGGCTCATATCGACGGCTCGACCCCAAAGGCAGAGCGTGACAGCATTATCTCAGCTTTCCGCAGGGGAGATATAACTGTGCTGTGCAACGTTGACCTTATCTCCGAGGGCTTTGACGTTCCCGACTGCGAGTGTGCCATACTCCTGCGACCCACCAAGAGCCTTACTCTTTACATTCAGCAGGCTATGAGATGTATGCGGTACAGACCTAACAAAAGAGCCGTCATAATCGACCACGTTGGCAACTATGCAAGGTTTGGTATGCCTGACGACGACAGGGAGTGGAGCTTGGAGAAAAAGCCGAAAGCTCAGCATAAAAAGCAGGAACAGAGTGACAAGGTGAAACAATGCCCCGAATGTTTCTATACTTTCTCCGCTCCTCCTGCGGGGGTGAAAGTATGCTGTCCTCACTGCGGATATGAGTTCCCCTCAGCCGAGAGAAAGCTTGAAACTGACAGCAGCGTGGGTCTTATAAAGGTGGAGGGATTTAAGCTTGACTTTTCAAGTCCTGCCGATTGCCATACCTATCCCGAACTTTTGCAGTATGCGAAAAGTCACGGCTACAAATCAGGCTGGGCGTATTATCAGGCAAGGCAAAGGGGGCTTATGGGTTGACGGAAGAACACAGGATACAAAACGAGATACGCTGTGCGGTGTCGCCCTACTGCACTGTCTTTCGTGTGAACGTTGGCGAGGGGAAAACAGTTGACGGCAGATATTTCACTACAGGTGTGCCGAAAGGTTTTTCAGACCTGTTCGGCGTAAGGCATAAGGACGGCAGAGCTGTCTTTATCGAAGTCAAAACAAAGTCGGGACGAGTTCGTCCTGAGCAGAAGAAGTTCATAATAAAAATGCGTGAGTGCGGAGCATTGGCAGGCATATGCCGTTCGGCAGAGGACGCAGTAAATTTACTAACGGAGGAATAAAAAATGGGATTTAAGTCAAATCAATCAGAGGCATTTCAGAACGGATTAAAGCCTGAGGGCGATTACGAGTGCATCATAACCGCTATCGAGGAACGCACAACAAAGAAAGGCTCGATGGGTCTTAACTTCACTCTCGTCATCAGAAATGACGTGCAGGGACAGAAATACGGCAACTCCTGCCTGTTTCACACCATATGGAAAAAGCATGAGCCTAACGAGAACGATATGCAGGTGGAGGGCTACAACTTTGCTCAGCTTATGGCAATGGGCAAGGCGGCACAGCTCCCTGACGGCAAGGAGTATGACAGCCTTAAAGCATACTGCACCGACCTGCTGAACAAGTGCATAAGGGTAGATCTCACGCATGAGGAATGGAACGGCAAGGAGCATGAACGCATTAATTTTGTCAGCCCTACAAAGTATCCCGAGTGCAAGCATAAGTTCAAATCCTCTGCACCGAAGGCGGACAGCTTTGCGACTAAGCAGACGGGCTTTGCAACGCCTAAGACAAATACGCAGGCTGACAGCGCCATAGGTTCGCTTGAAGATTTTGAGGACGTGCTTACAGATGACGGCGTGCCGTTCTGATTTCTGAAAAAGTGAAAAGTCATAGTGCTTTTGCATAAAAACGCAGATGATATTTTGTGCAAACAAATGATTTATATTTTAATTTGGCAACATTTCTGCAATTGTTGCATTTTTAATGCAACTTTTTGGGTGTTTTTCGGGGATAAGTGAAAGGCTTTGACTTTTCAAAATTTATGTTAGGAGTTGGATATATGTACGAACAAATACCGCAGGAGCTTAAAGCCCTGCCAAACTGGATATGCTGGGACGCTGTGCCTGATGAAAAGAGAGGGAAGATAAAGAAAGTGCCGATAAACGCACTTACTGGCGGAGGGGCTATGTCAAATAACCCCTCTACTTGGTGCGATTTCAATACGGCGGTGAGAGCCTCAGAAAAACATTCGGGCATAGGATTTATGTTCGGTGGCTGTCCATATTTCGGTGTTGACATTGACGGCAAAGAGGAGGAGCTTGAGGCATACCAAAGGGGAGAGAACGGCAACATCATATCTGAATTTATCAGCACCCTGCAAAGCTATACTGAAATATCTCAATCAGGCAAGGGCATACATATCATATGCAGAGGAAAGCTCCCGAAGCGTGGCAGACGCAAAGGCTCAGTTGAGATGTATGAGGACGGCAGATTTTTCGTTATGACAGGCAACTCCTGCTCAGAATATGAGAGTATCGCAGAGTGTTCCGACAGCATAAAGCCATTGCACGAAAAGTATATAGGCGGCGGTCACGAGCCTGTGGCAAAGGCTGTTCCTGCTGTCAGACTTGACACCGCAGACCAGATAATCAAAGCTGCGGCAGGCGCAAAAAACGGAGGAAAATTTGTTTCCCTCTACAGTGGAAGAACCGCAGGATATACCTCGCAGAGTGAAGCTGATATGGCGTTCTGCTCGATGCTTGCCTTCTGGACAGGCTGTGACGCAGAGAAGATGGATATGATATTCCGCTCCTCAGGTCTTATGCGTGAAAAGTGGGACAGGGCGCAAAGCGGTTCGACCTACGGAGCACTCACCATTCAGAAAGCCATTGCAGATTGCGACAAGACCTATTCGCCAAAGTTCGCAGGGGGATTTTCTCTTAATTTCAAGTCACCCTCTGAGCCTGTTTCTGTGGGCGCTGTGGAGCAGGAAGAAGCAAAGCCAAGACTTTATTCATTTGACGATACAGGCAACGCAGAACGCTTTGTTGACCTTTTTGGCGAGCAGGTGAGATACTGCTATACAGACAAACGCTGGCTTTGGTATGACGGCAGAAAGTGGTGTACCGATATGACAGGCACAGTTAAACGCCTTGCTGATAAGGCTGTGGCTTGTATGGCGGCGGAGGCAAAAGTGTACGCTCAGCTTGACGCAGACGAGGGAACGGATATGGTGAAAGCCTTTGAAAAGCATATGAAGTCCTGCCGTTCTAACAAATCAAAGAACGCAATGCTAAGCGAGGTCATGCACCATGTTCCTGTTCTGCCGGCTCAGATGGACAGATTTAAAACTGTTCTCAATACCCCGGGTGGAGTTATCGACCTGCGAAGCGGCGGCATATCTCCTCACGACCCTATGACATATCTGACGAAAATGACAGCCGTTGAGTATTCAGAGAATGCCGATTGTCCTCGCTGGCTTGCCTTTCTTGACGACATTTTCAGAGGGGATAAAGACCTTATCAGATACGTTCAGAAAGCTGTGGGATATTCCCTGACAGGCTCGACCACCGAGCAATGTGCGTTCTTTCTTTACGGAACAGGACGAAACGGCAAGTCAACTTTCATTGATATCATAAGGGATATTTTCGGGGACTATGCGGCAAATATCCAGCCTGAAACTATTATGGTGCGTTCAAATCAGAGCACCGCCATAAACAGCGATATCGCAAGGCTCAAAGGTGCAAGGCTCGTGACAAGTGTTGAGCCTAACGAGGGCGTTCGTATCAACGAGGGTCTGCTCAAACAGCTTACAGGCGATGATACTGTTACGGCAAGAAAGCTTTACGGCGACGAGTTCGAGTTCAAGCCTGAGTTCAAGCTTTGGATGGCGACAAACCATAAGCCTGTCATCAGAGGAACGGATACGGGCATATGGCGCAGGATACATATGATACCATTCACTGTGCAGATACCCGAAGAAAAGATAGACCGCAGGCTGAAATACAAGCTGTCGGCGGAGCTTACGGGCATATTCCGCTGGGCAGTCGAGGGCTGTTTGCTGTGGCAGAAAGAGGGACTTAAAATGCCTCGTGCCGTCCTTGAAGAAGTGAGGGAGTACCGCCGTGAAATGGACGTTATCTCTGCATTTGTTGAGGATAAGTGTACTGTGGGCAAGGGTCTGAGCGTTAAGTCAAGTCAGCTTTTTGCGGCATATCTTAACTGGGCTGAGCAGAACAATGAATATCGTATGAGTTCAACAAAGTTCGGTATGGAGCTTGCAAAACGCTTTGAGAAAGTAAGAACAAGGGGCGGTATATACTTCAATGGGCTGTCACTTGATAATGTGTAAGTAATTGTAAGCGTGTAGGGTTGTGTAGGGTTGAAGGGTTTTTCTAACCTTTCGTATTAGAAAATAAAAAGAATATATATAAAGAAAGAGTTCTTAAAAAAGGGTGCAAACCCTTCACAACCCTTCACAGAGGGGGGATAATCATTAAAATAGATTTCAAAAGAATGTCACAAGAAGAGTTCGCAAGATATGAAGACATGGCGATAGACGGCAGGCTCATCTATGACGAGTATCCTGCTGAGGAATATAAGTATTTCTCGCAGTTATCAAGACTTGGCTACAAGAACAGGCACGAGGGGTGGTCGAAAGAGATATGCGAGGACAAGCAGGCAGAATACAAGCGGGAGTATCTTCACAGCAAAGAGCGAAACGGCAGGTTCTTCAGACAAGCCTGCATAATGCAGGAGAATATCCGCAGAGGGCAGACAACGGTCTGGAAGATAAACAAGGCAAGCGACCCTGCCGAAAAGCTTGAATACGCATTGCAGGCACTGGAGCTTATACTCTGCGACGAGGGGTTTGCGAAACATAACGGCGTAAACTTACCTGAATATGCAGGCTGTGAATACTGCAATGGAGTGACAGAGTGGAGCGAAAAGCTTGGTGCAGACGGCAAGGAAATCCGTTTTGAGTTCTGTCCTGTTTGCGGAAGAATGATCGAGGAGGGATAAAGGTTGACAGCAGAAGAATATTTGAACAAGCTGGTGGATATAGACAAGCGTATATCGGCGATAAGGCGTGCCATAGAAAAATGCTATGCAAGGGCTGAGAGTACATCGCCGCAAAGCTCCGATATACCGCCCAGCTTTACAGGCGGCACGTCAAGAAAGATAGAAGACAGCGTTGTGATGATAGCGGATTATAAGACGGAGCTTGAAAAGCTTTGCAAAAGTTACGAACAGATGTCATACAATGTATTGTGTATCACGGACAGTATGCCTGACAGCAGACTTGCGGCGTTGATAATCAACAAATACATAAACGGAATGTCATGGGAACGAACAGCTGAGGCTCTTGACCGTGAGGCAAATTATACTCGCAAGGTGCTTGGTCCAAATGCGATAAAAATGTTCAAGAAATTTTATCAGACACCCGAAAAAGCCCTTGTATCACCCCTGTCAAGAGAGTATAATGATAATATGCCATAACGGCAAAAGTTTCTTTGCGGACCTCCATAAAAAAGTCCGACGGGGCGAAAGCTCCGTATGTTCCGCAAAGTCAGAGTGGGTGCAAACCCCACACGGAACACCAAGCCTGTTATACAGTCCGTAGACCGAGGACGTAAAACATCGGTGGCGTATAACTTAAAAACCTGCACACTTTGGCTGTGCGTCATCGGGTAGAATAGCCGAGGTTTCGTTTTTTGATGCCAAGTTTTTCATCTACCATAAGAGGAAAAACGGCGAATGCAGACCCAGAGGGATATACTTGAAGTCTGCACCAAGTCGGCGTGCTTCCGACAGAAAATAAAGGCACTCCTTGAATTTTACATTGCCAATGCCTGCTCGTAAGGGTGGGCGTTCGGGCAGGGTCTGAAAGCCGTATTCCCCATACTGCGGCTTTCGATTTGCAGACCGAGAGTTAGCCGCTCGAAGTCTGCTCCACCATTTTAGATACTCCTTAATTGATTTTCCGCAGGACGTCCTTTATCGGGGCGTCTTTTGCGTTGTGATTAATACATATATTACAATAGAGTAATCAATTTTGTAATTAAATATTAACTTGACAAGTTATTTGCAAGGATATATAATTAATTTGTTATCCTATATTTTGTGGGGGGTGAGTATCATTGGATGAAGAAAGAGTAAAAAAAGCAACAGGTCTTGAAAAGCTGATTGTATATGTTAGAAAACATTTTTGGTCATGGTTTATATATGCAATAACCACTTCACTTATATTGTTGGTAGCTTTTAGTTTAATTTATGATAAAAATATAGAATTATCAATTATAAATAGTTGGGTTGGAATTATACTTGGATTAGTTGCTCTTGTTGCTACTGTTTTTTCACTTGGGTTAAGTTTTTATAACTTTGATAAACAAAATGAGTTGGATACTCAAAATCAAATACTTATGAACAAAATATTGAATAATACAGCAGAAACTAAGGAGCAACTAGTCAAATATGGTCTTAGCAATAACTCTATAAAGATACAATCACAAGATGATGTTCGTAATAAAACTGATTTGGATAAGATTTCAAAGGCTTTGACATTTGAGATAAACAACAAGGGTGATGGCGATGATTAATGAGAGAATTAATATTGTACCAATTATAGCTGCAGATATTTCTGGCGATAGATATAATATTACCAATCAATTTGATGAGATAATGATAAAAAAAGGTGCTGTTGGTGAATTTTACATTGACTTTATTACGAGTGCCGTTGTAAATAAGAAATACGATATTAGATATGTTTTAGTAAGAAAAGTCAGCGAAGGCATTGAGGCTCTTCACATTGATAGTTTTATAATCCCTCCATCCAAAGAATTTCTTGAGTCACGAAAAGCTAGCCAAAAAAGAGTGTCGAATGAATGGTCTTTTGGTAAGGGACAAATTATTTTTGGTCATACAAAAGTAAGAATGGACTACAAAACAATAAACAAGAGTGGCGAATATGGAATATTAGCTTTTGCAAAAGAGTCTGAGTCAGATACAGATGATGTTGAATTAACTCCTGATAATTTGATTTGCGAACGACATTTTTTTGTTAATGTCAAAGAATAGAGATTGGCTATTTTTATGCTTGTAAAATAACTTAAAGCTCCGCTTGTCGGGGCTTTTTTCATACCCTAAAGAACAAAAAAACCGAGGTGAGGTGAATGCCGAATGAACAGAATTTAATAGTTCCAAGCTCGAGCGAAGCTCGAAAAAACGGTGCAAAAGGCGGTAAAAAATCAGGCGAAGTCCGCAGGCGTAAAAAGACTATGAAGCAGGTAATGGACTTCTTGCTTGAACAGCCTGCCAATACCAGAGCGGACTATGAGTTCCTCGTTGAGCAGGGCATTGACCTTAACAGCCTTGACCCTGACTTCATAAATAATATGCTTCTTGTGAATGCGGCTCTTATGGCAAGGGCTAAGCAAGGAGACGTTGCGGCGGTGAAAGAGCTGCGTGACATTATCCGTGATGACGATATGCTCAAACATAAGATAAAATACGATAACGCAAGGCTCAGGCTTGAAAAACAAAAGCTTGAGCCTGTTTCTATGCCCGATAAGACGTACAGCGGTATCCCTGCGAGCCTTGTCGCTCCTGCGTTCTCGCCTGTCTTGTTCGATATTGCAGAGCAGGAACATTCCGAGTATGTTTTCCCCGGCGGACGTGGCTCGACTAAATCTTCATTCTGCGGACTGAACGTTATCGACCTGCTTATGAAGAACGAGAATATGCACGCCTGCATCCTGCGCTCTGTGGCGAATACTCTTAAAGACAGCGTTTATTCTCAGATACTCTGGGCAATATCTGCACTTGGTCTTGATGATGAGTTTGCCTGCACAAAGTCGCCCCTTGAGATCACGCGCATTTCAACAGGGCAGAAAATATACTTTCGTGGTGCTGATGACCCGCACAAGATAAAGTCTATCAAGCCGCCTTTTGGCTATATCGGCATCGTGTGGTTTGAGGAGCTTGACCAGTTCGGCGGTGAAGAAGCTGTGCGAACGATAGAACAGTCTGTTATAAGAGGCGGCGAGAGAGCATATAAGTTCAAGTCTTTCAACCCTCCGAAGTCGGCTCAGAATTGGGCGAATAAGTACATCAAAGTGCCGAGAACGGACAGACTCGTTACCGAAAGCACTTATCTAACTGTGCCGAAAAAGTGGCTTGGCAAGCCTTTTCTTGATGACGCCGAATTTCTCAAAGAAACCAATCCCACTGCCTATGAGAACGAGTATATGGGCGTTGCAAACGGTACAGGCGGTAATGTTTTTGATAACGTCCTCATAAGAGAGATAACCGACAGCGAGATAGCACAGTTCGATAACATCTATAACGGCATTGACTGGGGCTGGTATCCCGACCTTTACGCTTTTGTCAGGGTGCATTACGCTCCTGCTCAGCACACGCTGTTCATATGGCAGGAGTACACCTGCAACAAAACAAAGAATATTGATACCGCAAAACATTTGCTTGAGCTTGGTATCACAGCAAACGACCTTATCACCTGTGATAGTGCAGAGAATAAGTCTGTTGAGGATTACAGAGCATACGGCTTGCTTGCGAGAGGCGCAGAGAAAGGTCCTAACAGCAGGGAGTATTCATATAAGTGGCTGCAATCTCTGCGAAGTATTGTTATAGATAACAAGCGTTGTCCTGTGGCTTGCGAGGAGTTCATCAACTGCGAATATGACAGAGATAAAGAGGGCAACGTTATAAGCGGCTATCCCGACGGCAATGACCACGTTATCGACGCCGTTCGGTATGCAATGGAAAGAGTATGGAAAAGGCGGGGTCAGTAAGCTATGGGCATTATTTCAAAAATAAGGGAGTGGATAAGCAGAATGCTTTCAAAGTCAGATATAAAGGACGTTTACGGTATTGATATCGCCGTGACGGACAGTATGATAAGAGCTATCGACAAGTGGGATAGAATGTATGCAGGTAATGCAGCACCCAAGGGAGTTCACTCTCTGCGGCTTGAACACGCTGTTGTGAGGGAGTTTGCAAACACGGCTATCAATGAAATGGCCCTGAAAGTTTCCAACGATAAGCTTGATGCCATAATGAAAAACGTCCTTGAAAACCTCAACAAAAATCTGCAAAGAGGTCTTGCAACAGGAGCAATGATAATAAAGCCGCTGGGTGCTGATAAGGTGCAGTATGTTCCGCAGTCGCAGTTCATTCCTGTGGAGTATGACGTGAACGGCAGGCTTATAAAGGTCATTTTCCCTGAGATAAAACGCATGGGCGATAATGATTACCGCATAAGGCTTGAATATCACGCTCTGGACTATGAAAAAGGGCTGACTATCACAAACAGGGCTTTTCGCTCCAATGACGGCGTATCTCTCGGTGCTGAGATACCTCTCACGGCTGTCTCAGAGTGGGCAGAGCTTATCCCTCAGATAGCCTATCCACTTATGCTGCGACCTTCTTTCGGCTATTATGTCAACCCTATCGACAATACAGTTGATGGTTCACATTCTGGCGTATCGGTGTTTGCAGGTGCGGAAGAAGTCATAAGAAAAGCTGATATCCAGTTTGGCAGGCTTGATTGGGAGTTTGAATCGGGAGAACGTGCAATAGACTTTGACGAGGCTGTGCTAAGACCTGTGACAGACCCGTTCACAGGTAAGAAGCGTGCAGAAATGCCAAAGCTCAATGAACGGCTTTTCAGAGGGGTAAACGTGTCAGCTGGCACGAGCGGTGACTTTTATCACGAGTTCTCACCGCAGTTAAGACAGGCTGATTTTATCGCAGGACTTGAAGAATACAAGCGTGAGATAGAGTTTGCTGTGGGGCTGTCCTATGGGGATATCTCAAACCCACAGACAGTTGATAAGACGGCAACGGAGATAAAGTCCTCAAAGCAGAGAAAGTTTGATACTGTCACGGCGATACAGAATAGCCTTCGTGTCTGCCTTGAAGACCTGTGCTATTCGCTGGCGTTTTATAATGGGCTTACTCAAAGCGGTTATGAGTTGTCTGTGAACTTTGAGGACAGTATCCTTGCTGATGATGAAACAAAGCGTGCAAGCGACCGTCAGGACGTTTCTATGGGCATTATGCCACTGTGGGAATACCGAATGAAATGGTATGGTGAGGACGAGGAAACGGCCAAGAAAATGACCTCCGACAGCACCGCAGAGGTGATAGAATAATGCTCAAAGCAAGCGAGATAGAGCGAGCTTCAATGGTGTTTGACAAGTCCCTGCGTGACCTTGAAATGCAGATAATGGAGGATATCGTCCGCAGGATAAAGATAAACGGCGAGATAACACGTTCGGCAGATTGGCAGATATACAGGCTTCACGAGCTTGGAATGAGCAAGCGTGAGATAAAGAAAGCCATAGCCGATAACCTTGACCTCTCCAAAGCCGAGATAAAAGAGCTGTACAATGATATCCTGCAAAAAGGCTATGAATGGGACGATAGCATATACAAGACCAAAGGTAAAGCACGGATACCCCTTGAAGAAAATGAGGGTCTGCAAAGGCTGCTGTCGGCTGTATCGGAGCAGACTTCGGGGGAGCTTAAAAACATATCTCAGTCACTCGGATTTGCAGTAAAACAGCCTGACGGCAAACTTAAATTCACGCAGGCGGCTGACTTCTATCAACAGAGCCTTGATAACGCCATAATGGGCATAGCAAGCGGAGCGTTCGATTACAATACGGTCGTAAAGAAAGTCATTTCGGATATGACAAACTCAGGTCTGCGCACTGTGGACTATGCCACAGGCTGGAGCAACAGGGCAGACGTAGCCGCAAGGCGTTCAGTGATGACAGGGCTTTCACAGCTAACCGCAAAAATGAACGAGGACAACGCCCAAGAGCTTGGTACAGACTATTTTGAAGTCACTTGGCACAGCGGAGCAAGACCCTCTCATCAAGAATGGCAGGGCAAGGTCTACAGCAAAAAAGAGCTTGAAACTATCTGCGGTCTTGGTACTGTGACAGGTCTGTGCGGAGCGAATTGCTATCACGATTATTACCCCTTTATCCCCGGCATATCTGAGCGTTCCTACACAGATGAGGAGCTTGCACAGATGAATGCAGAGGAGAACAAGCCTGTTAAATACGGTGATAAAGAGTACACAAAGTATGAAGCTTTACAGCGACAAAGAAAGCTTGAAACTGCAATGAGAGCCCAGCGGCAGAAGATACATCTTCTTGAAGAGGCAGGTGCTGATGAGGAGGATATCATCAACGCACGCAGCCGATATCGTGGCACTTCCCAGGAGTATACAAGGTTTTCAAAAGCAATGGGTCTGCCTCAGCAGAGAGAGCGTGTAAACGCCGACGGACTGGGGAATATGGGGGTGGGAAAAACCAAGATAGACTTGACGCAAAAAGATTATAGTGATATAATTGATATGAAAGGTAAGATGTCTGATATAGACGTGCGAAAGTGGTATAGACACCATAACAAAAATATCCCTCAGCTTATCGACAAAAGCAAGTCTATTGAAGAACAGGC